AGCGCGGCGACATCACGGCAGCGTTCTCGTTCAGCTTCTGCTGGGCCTGAAGCAGAACCAGCGAAGTGGACGGGGTGGTGCCGGGGGTGCCGACCGAGTTGCCAATGGTCTGGAACGCATTGGCCACATCGGCGTCGATGCTGGAGGCAAGCTGCGAAATACGCGGCTTCAGCACGCGCTCTGCGAAGTCGTCCAACTGCATGGTCAGTTCGGCGGTCGTGAAGTTCACGCCGATGTGCTTCTGGTTGGCAACTGTCAGCGTGGTGAACTGCTCGTTGTCGTCCTGCACCTGAAGGGCAGCGCCGTCCGTGACCAGAGCGCGGTCGGGCAGACGGATACGCAGGGTGGAGCCAATCTTGGCGCCTTCAACAGCGAAGCTGTCGTCGTACTGACGGTTGACGTTGCGGGTGAGCACGAGGTTGTTCTCGAGGATTTCGAGAGCCTTCCGCGTGATCATGTCGATAGTAAGAATCGAGTTAGCCATGGTGGTAGTCCCAAATTAACGGTTGCGTTGTGCCTCGTACTTCTTGATCTGCCTCATCCGTTCCGCTTCGATCCAATCCGACGTACTCATCGACTTGGTCGAACGAGGGTCGGTCGTATCATACGTCGGCGCGCCAGAAGCGCGGGCTGTGACAGGTGCAATCGGTGCCGGGGCGGTTGAAGTTTTTCTAACCGGCGGGCTTGAGGCCATGCCGGCTTCAAGTTTTCCGATCTCTTTAGCCTGCAAGATGGGCGGCAGCCGGGCAATGCGATCCGCTTCCTTCGGGTTGGAGCCGAGCCAATACAGGACATCGGGGCCAATGTCGGAAGCCTGGATGCTTTGCGCCATTGTCTCCGTGACGGACAGGTTGGGGTTGTAGGCGACTTGTTCAAAGTCGTCGTACTTATCCCGCGCTGACTCCTCACGGTCGTGGTAGTTTTCGAGCAATGCCTGTTGCTGCTTGGCGGTTTCCCGCCTTGCCAACAACTCCTCCGCTTTACGTTCGGCCAAAGCCTCTGCGTAATCTTCGTAGGTGTTGAACTGGTCGGCACTCAGATCAGAAGGCGATGCTGCTGCTTTCTGCGCTTGAGCCATTTCCAGTCGCTGGGCTTGCTCACGCTCCCACTTACGCTGTTCCCTTGCAAGCCGCTTGCCGACAATTGCGTCCAGTTCCTCCTGGGAGAAAGTTTTGGATGCTTCCTGTTCGACAGGCGTTTCCGGCGTCGTGTTTTCTGCGGGCTGGATTGCTGCCGTGGCTTCCAGTTCCGGCGCGGAGGCATCCGCTTCAGTTGGGACATTCTCGTCCATGTATAACCCCTATGGAGTTCCCGGTGAGCCTCGCCGGTACGGTTACTGTGTAATCTACACTATACAGTATCTGTGTGCAACGTCATGCCCACACGCGGTGCGGGACTGCTGGCTGAACGCTGATCGGCTCCAAAGCAGCAAGCTGCTCGTCGGTGAAGTCGCCGCGCAGATTGGTGTGCCAATCAGGATAGTCTGCGACGATAGGCTCGTCGGCCTTGTCGTATCCCGTCACGCGGCTGAATGGCCCGATGTGATCCAGCGAGACGCCGGCCACCGGGAGGCCCTCGTCGTCGATGATGCCAGCAGCTGTGAGCGCAGCGTTCATGTCCGCCTCGGTGGGCGCGGAGAGGTAGAGGTCGATCATGCTGTGAGCGCCTGTAGCTGCGCGTTGGTGAGGCGTGAGGCGTAGAAGGTGAACGTGCGGATGTGGCCGTTGAGATAATTTGTGCCAGACCCGCTACCGAGTGCAAGTTGATTTATAGCGGTTGGAACAGTTCCGCTCGTGTCCGTTGCCACAGCGCCTGTTGTGACACTGGCAAAGTCGTTTTCTTTATAGGCTGATGCAAACTTATACGCCGTACCGTCAAACGGGATCAAAGGTGTCGGGCCTAGGCTGGCTTGAACCACAGTGGCGTCAACCACCTGAAGCACACTTGCTCCTGCGGCACGGATGTTGTTGGCGGATGTGCCGTCATCAATTTGGAAAGTACGGGCAGACCCCGCCGTCCCACGGAAGCTATCTGCGCTGACGACAACCGTCCCTTCGCTCTGGTTATACCAAGACGAGAAGTTCGCCCCTGTCATCGTCGCATTGTCAGCCGCGCGGGTGACCGTGGAGGCCACGGTGGGGATGTAGCTGGTGGCAAACGCGCCGGCTTCAAACTGCGCGCCCCAGACAAAAATACCAGAGGTGCCGTCGCCAATCAAAACAGTGCTAGATTGAGCAGTCCACCTTAATGATAAAGCGCCCGTAGCGCCGGCAGTTATAGTAAGAATGCACCTATACCAACCATTTCCAGCCGGAGTAATAGACGCACCAGTTCCCGAAACCACCGTGCCTAAAGTTAGTGAAAATATTGCGCTTACTGTCGGCGTTCCAAGAAGGGCAAATTCAATTCGGTCAAACTCGCCTGCTTTAGCGTATATAGAAAATGTATAACTTGTGCCGCTTGTTGCTGATGGGCTTTGTTGGACTCTAGTTTGAGCCGGTGATGTGCCTAGAACCGCCGCCAAATTAGGAACGTGTTTGTCGCCAGTAAGTGTCCCGTCAGGCGCGGTCGTTGCGTTTGCGGTAATGGTGCTGTTTGTTTTTGTCCAACCCGCGTTATCGAACTCCTCTGACCGCAGCAGCAAGTTGACCCGCTGCTCCTCGATCAGCAGGCCGCGTGCGGCCAGCGTGGCGGGGTTATAGTCGAAGCGCGGGGCGTCAATTGCCGCCGACTGGATCAGGCCATCGCTGCCCACAAACGTAGCTGTGGTAGTGCGTGTAAACGTGATGCGGCTGTCCAGCGGTGCGCCGGTCAGAAAGTTCAGAGTAAGCCTGGGGACAAGCCGTCCAGAACCCGACGTAAGGAACGTCGAAGCCAAAAGCCCTATGGACAGGCCATTGCGGACGGGGATGCCAAAGCTCATCGAATGTTGATCGGCTTTGCGTACATCGTGCCGCCGGCGCTGATCTGGATCGCGCTGACGCGCCACACGCCGCCGGTTCCTTCCGGGACGGTGATCGGCACGGGCGTGTACGCAGGCAGCGGTGTGGCTGCGGACGTGGCCGTCACGCCGTTGCCGACCAAGACGTAGGCGTCAGTTGTACACCACACTAGGACGCCCTGCGGGCCGGCAGGCCAGCCGGTCACAGACCCGGCAGTGCCGGTGTAAGCGACGCTTTGCGTCGCAAACCCGGAGTCATTCAATGGGCGGAGCAGTTCCATAGTCGTTCCTTACGCCAGAAATTTCAGCTTATACAACGTGGAGTAGTACAGCCCGAAAATTTCGTCGATAATGTTCTGGAGCGGGGTACACTCCTTATCAACGACCTTATAGCGCATTTGCTCAAGGTCTTCTAGCTGGCCTTCGAGGAACTCGACCACGTTGTTGGTCTTTTTGGCCGACATCAGCGAGATCGGCCCGATCAGGCCGTACTTGCCCTGATAGGCTTCGGCAAACTTGTCTGCCAAGTCGATGATGCCGTCGTAAAACTCGTTCAGCGCGATGTGCTTGGCATAGCTGCGCGTGTTCAGGTGGGCGGAATGGGTCACATCCCGCGCCAAAAACAGCATCCCTACAAAGTCCGCGCACTTCATTCCATCATTCCTTCAGGCGGCATTTCGGGCTGCATTTCGCCCATCTCTGGCATCTCAGGCTGTTCCATCTCCATGTCGGGCATCTCGCGCATCTGAGGCGCGCCGCCGATCAGGTCGCCGGTGTCTAGCGCCGCGGCAATGGTGCCCATGACGATGTCCTGAATCTGTTCCGGCGTCATGCTCTGCTGCACGGCGCTGATCCGCTTCGTCTCGGCATCGTAGGCGTCCACCTGGGCCTTGTATTCCTTGATGTCCACCTCGCGCTGGGCGACGCTGTCCTGCACGTTGGAGATGATGTCCGTCATGCGGTTCAGTTCTTGCGTCATGGCCTCCAGTTGCTGCTGGGCGGCCATCATCTCAGGCGACTGATCGCCTTCCGACAGAACCTTCGGATCAAGAATCTTCTTGAACCGCGCTGCCATCTCCTGCGCGCCCGGCCAATCCATGTTCTTGATGAACAGATCGCCTGCCACCGTCCAAAGCTGCGGGTTGGATTGCAGGATCATCGACATGGCGTCCAAGGCTTCCTGACGCTTGGTCATGTAGCCTGGGCCGGTCGTGACCATCACGTCGTAGGTGCCGACGCTGGGGTTGTAGACCT